TTGCAGTCTCTGAAGTACTGAATGGTGCAGGTACGGGTTCTGGCGCAACCGGCCTTGGCGGTCAAACGTTCTCAAATGACCCTACCGATATGAAGTATGGTTTCTACGTCGATCTTGGCTCTGCGAAACCTGTAGTGGCAGCTAGCGTTACGCAACAAGGCGCTCAGCGGGCTGAAGGTTTCCTGAATGCTCTCGGCATGGCCTGGAAGGATTATGAGCCTGAATACGCGTATCTGGTAGTGTCGCCTGAAGTGCTGGCATCGTTGCGTTCGGCTAACTTGGTTGATGAGACCAAAGTCACCGAAGGTAACATCATGTTTGACACGATCTTCGGTGGTAAGTTCCGTCTGATCCAAACTCGTGCCAATCAAAGCCTTTCTACGGCTGAGCTTGCAATGCTTAATACTGGCGCTGGTGTCGATGTCGCTGGTGTGAAGACTTCCTTCATCGTGCTGCCAGGTGCGATTGCAATGGAGCCGCTGGTATTGCCTGAGCCTGTTGGTATCCAGCGCAACGAAGACGCTTATAACGGCGGCGGTTCTACCAGTATCTGGTATCGTTGGGGTTATGTTGCTCACCCAGGTGGTTATGACTGGAATGGTGCCACCACCAAGTTCCCTTCTGACGCTGAGTATCAATATGTGGTTGACACTGCAGTTAGCGGTGCAGGTTCGGCTGTTGCAGCTAACACCCCGCAAGCTCTGGCTTCGTTCTTGAACACTGCTGGCGCTGCTGCAATCCAGACGACCACCAAAGGCACTTGGAAGCGCAAGACGCAATCTGCGCTGGCTCTCGGTATTCTGCCGATCTTCCACGCTTAATCTGGAGCACTTATGGCACTAGTAAAAGGTACAAACTCTTACGCGGATGTTGCCGAAGCTGATGCCTACATGTCAAATCGCGCAGGAAATGGTGTGTGGACTGCTAGCAGTACTCCCGCTAAAGAAGGCGCATTGGTTGCAGCTACCTTGGTTCTAGAGACGCAAATCTGGAATGGGTATGCCGTAAGTGCAGATCAGCCACTAGCGTTTCCTAGAGTCGGGTTCTATCTAGATCACAAGGTAGGTTACAGAATACCGTTCGTAGACATCCCTGCTAGACTTGTGCAAGCAACTGTTGAGCAAGCTCTTCACATCCTGACAAACGAAAGTATTCTAGATGAGACGAGTGTGGTTCCGGACATTAAGGTAGGTCCAATTAGCCTTACCGGGATTCGACCTGCTCCGCGATTGTCAAACTTTGTGCATTCTATTATCGCACCTATGCTAAAGCAAGGTGGTGGTACAGGGTGGTGGAGAGCTAACTAATGGGCTACAGAGAACTTATTCAAGCGCAAGCTAGAAATGCTTTCAAAGCCATTGGAAATCTCGCTACAGATATCACGTTAGTCCAGAAAGATTCAGTATCCTTTGATTTTGCAACCGGAGCTGCTTCGAAAGGAGCTGCTAGAACCACCAATATCAAAGCTATTTTCAGCAAGAAGAAGCGTCGAAGCAACGACGACAACAGCATACACGCGAGTGTTATCCTGCTAGCTGAAACTGCTGATGACTTGACGGTATACGACAAGGTCGTAATTAACGGTGAGACCTGGAATATGGAGTTGCCTTACGAGAATGACGGCTTCCTCATTACAATATCTCTTTCGCGAATGCAAGGAGCTGCTGTATAATGGGTAAGTACACACAACTCGAAAGCGCTGCTTTTGCGACATTCAGCTCTGTGCAATGGGTTTCAGAAGCTATTGCAACGTTCCCTAGCAATTTCGTAGGGAATGTACCTAGTAACGAATATATTCGTGTAAGCATTTTGACGTCTTCACCGACGCTAGCCTACGCTAATCTATCTCAAATGGCCGGACAAATGGTAGTAGAAATATTTACTCCGTCTGGAGAAGGTCCTTTAAGATCATCTCAAATTGCCGACACCCTAGACAATTATCTAGTGGGTAAATCTTTTCTCAGCGGTACTGGTGTTGTTCAATTCGGACCGAGCTTGATGTCTCCAGGAAGACCTGACACAGCTAATTCCGCATTGTTCAGGACAATGTACACTATCTCTTTGTCTTACTTTGGATAATAAATATGGCTCATATTTCTGCTCTCGGCGCTGCAATGTTTTCGGATCTGTCGATCTCGATGCCTGCGGCTGATATCTCTGCTGTTAACTTGGCTGCTCTCAGCACGGCTGCTGAATTCCAACTGCTTTTCCAGAAGGAAATCGCTTCTGCTGGCGGTACGCGTGCTGGTGCCTTGACTAACACTTCCGGTGTTATCTCCGAAACTTCTGCCGGTACTGCAACGTTTGTGCGTATGGCTAACGTGCGTAACTTCCCGCCAATCGGTACGCCTGCCAACATCGTGAAGGTGCCTGTTTATGGACAGTCTACTTCTAGTACGATTCAAGGCCAGGCTGATGCTCCTCAGCTCGAAGTTGACATCAACCACGTGGCTTCTGACTGGGCTGCTGACGGCACCGCTACGCTGCTTGCATCTGCTCTTGCTAGCAAGGCACAGTATGTGTTCCGCTTTACGCTGCTCACGGCGCTGCCTACTGCAACCACGGACGTAAAGTATGCGTCTACTGTTGCAGGTCTTGGCACTGTGGCTAACAGCCAATACTACTGGATTGGTAAGCTGGAAGCTATGATGGTTACGCCTTCGCTGACGGACACCACGACTGCCAAGCTCACGCTGTCGATCCAGTCTCCGTTCTTTGGTGCATACACCATCTAAGTAATCTCAAAAGGGACTCTGCATTATTTGCTCAGAGTTTAAATAACAAAGTGCCCTTTTTAATAAAGAAAGAAATTCATGGAAAATAATTCCAAACCATTCAGCCTTAATTATGTGCTGAAAGCCACGAAGACTCACATGCGTAAGTGCGTGGATATCAGTATTCGCAAAACCGTAGAACGGATTGCCGAGTTTGATAGTAATAACGAAATGTCTAAAGAGGTGTTTAATACCCTCGCGACGCTATACGCATTGAAGCGCTCGTTGGATGAAGACATTGCCGCGTACGAAGCTGCAAGCCATGTCTAAAGTCCCAACTTTCAACCTCCCAATCACAATCAACACGGAAATCAAAATGGCTAATAAATTCATCGGTAAAAAGGCAAGCAAGGCAACCACGTTCATGGCTGAAGCGCTTACGATTAACAAGCTCAATATCAACCAAGTCATTCGTATCCAGGAAAAGACGAAAGTACTTGAAGACGCAAAAGATGAGATGAGTGGTGTCAAGATCTTGATGCTTGTGATTCGTGAAGGAGCTCCTGAGCTTGACGATATCACTGATATTGATATGCAGGATTTTCCAATGGAAGATCTCGCAGGGCTGTCGAATGAGATTATGGAGTTCTCTGGTCTCGTCCCAAAAGAACTGCCAACGCAGACGGCACCGAGTCCAGCCATTACGCCGTGAGTGATTTGACAGCAGACGAGCTATCTACGATGGAGCTAGCTTTTCTGTTCAAGATTCCACTGTACAAACTACTAGAGGAGATGCCGTACGAAGAATACGTTGGGTGGCTTCAATTCTTCAAAGAGCGTCCGCCAGGTGCTGCTGAGGACTATCGCGCTGCAATGATAATGTCAGCTTTCTCCAAGGACGTGCCTATTACTAAGATATTCCCAAGCCTAGCAGATAGACAAAAAGCAAGTGCTGCAGTTGGGAGCGCTGTAAAAAGCTCTGCATTCTTCTCTAAGATGGCTACCGCTATCGGAGACACTACACCACCGGGGTTTTATGATAATTAATTTGAAAGGTGCAGACGCTGAATTTACGAGACTCTCTAAGCTACTAGCTTCAGAGCGCCAGCGTGTCGCAGAGTCTAAGCTGATCGAGATGGTGCATGCGCTAAAGGATGAGACACCTGTAGACACCGGTCGTGCGCGTGACAACTGGGAATACGAGTTAAAAGATGGAAAGGCGATTATCAGAAATGACACACCTTACATTGAAGACTTGAATCACGGAAGTTCAAAGCAAGCGCCTGCATTCTTTGTAGAAAAGACACTGTTGAAGCATGGCAAACCTCTAGGTCAAATTGTGCAAGTAACCCCCAGCTAACCGCTGGGGTTTTTTTAAAGGAATACTAATGCCGATCCAAGTACAAGTAGTATCGGATTCGGAGCAAGCAAGAAAAGACCTACAATTACTAAAAGACGCCATAAGTCAAATTAAGAATGTAGCTGCTAACTTCAGCTTCAATCCCTTCTCATCGAGTGCATCTGCAAGCACTACAAATGCAGCAAAACAGCTGAACGCTATCAACGCTTCAGCTAAACAAGCTTCTGATTCTTTTAAGCAATTCAATACTAGTACTGGTGTTGCTGCAACACAGTTAGAAGCTGTTAATGGCAAATACGTAAAGATCAAACAATCTACTGATAATGTAGTTAACAACCAAATTAAGTTCACCAAGACCATTGGTGACTCTGGCAAGCAAGTAACGCTACTGCAAGATACGATCACTAAAGCTGCAGACCAGTTTAAGTCATTGGCAGTGGTGGCTGCAAGCTCTGTAGCGGCTTTAGCTAGCGTTAGTTCTTATATGAGTGCTACAGACTCTATCACTGCGATGACAAGCAAGTTGCGTATTGCTACAGCTTCGCAAGGTGAATTTAACCAAGCCCTTATAGAGACTCGAAACATCTCTATGAATACGCGCACAGGCTTGTTAGAAGTCACTGACCTGTACGCAAAGCTAAGCCAGTCTACACAAACGTTTGCTAGAGAGCAGGCTGATGTAGCTCGAGTTAGCGAAATTGTATCTAAGGCAGTAGCGCTATCTGGTTCTACAGCTGAGATGTCTGCAGCTGCAGTTATGCAGCTAGGCCAGGCATTCAGTTCAGGCGTATTGCAAGGTGATGAGCTTCGCTCTATCTCCGAGAATGCAATGGTGCTGATGCAAACTATTGCAAATGGATTTGGGAAGACTATTGGCCAGGTTCGCCAAATGGGCTCTGAAGGTAAGCTTACCTCAGAGAGTCTATTTAAAGCTCTAATGAGCCAAGGTAATAAGGTAGATGAGCAGTTTACCAAACTAGGTACAACTTTCGCGCAGGCGACGACTAAGCTTAAGAGCTCTGGATTGATTCTTTTCAGTGAACTCACTAAGGTCTTCTCAGGCACGTCAGGTGCGACCGGCCAGGCCTCCGCCGACCAGGGCATCCCAGGGTACATGTCTAAGATTGCCGACGGTATCACGCGTTTCGCTGAAGACATCCGATTTAACATTACGCGTTTGAAGATTGAAGCTTTTATATTGCTGATGGAGGTTGAAAGCTTCTTCAGGAAGCCGCTTAGTTTGCAGTTCAGTATTGCTAAGATTAAGGCAGAAGATATTTTGCCATCTCAAGCTGAGTTTGTAGAATTCTTTAGTGGCATTGCTAATGGAATCCAGGCAGGTTTGAAGAGTTTGTTTTCAAGCAATAGCAGCAACGCAGCGCCTGTGCAAAAGCGTGCGACAGGCGGGCCTATCCATGGGAAGGGCTCAGGTACATCTGATGAGATACTTTTGCTAGGCTCTAACGGCGAGTTTATGATTAACGCAAAAGCGTATTCACAAAACAAAGCACTAGTTGAAGCTATCAATAATGGAACTAAACTTCCAAGGTACGCTACAGGAGGTCCGATCGGCTCTTCGAATACTACAGAGAACACAGTCTTTGGAATGGGCTCAGGGTCGGCTTTTGCAGGAATCATCGCAATTGTGTCATATGCTTTTGGTGGCATTGGCAAGGTTATAAGTGCCGTGCTTGGGGTCAGCGTGCTAATTTCTGCATTGATTCCTGATATTTCGAAAAGCATTTCTAGCTTCTTTGATAGTGTCACGTCTGCGATGGAGGCGAAAGGTTCCAATAGCACACTGATAGAGACAATTACTGGAGCTGTAATAAATGGATTTAAGATTGCTTTTAGTTTCTTTGACAGGGCTTTTAACTTCGTATTTGAAGGACTAGCTAAAGGTTTTGGAGGCATTGGCGGTGCTGTTGGAAAAGCTGCGGATAAGCTAGCTATAGCATTTCCCAGTTTTGAGAAAGCTATTGGTACATTCAAATCTATCATGCGGATAGGTCCTTACACTGGTGGCGGTCCTCAAGAAAAAGCCTCTCCAGATCAGCGACCAATCATTCACGACCTGCTTAACACTTTCGTTCCGTTAAAGGCTCAGATTCCTTTGATGGGTGTTGTGACGGCTCTAGCTGGCGGTGCTATCATAGCCATGACATCTACTGGTGCAATTCGGACAAGTCTGTTGAGTCTGTTAACAACTGGTTTCATGATGGCTGTGGGTCTGAATGTACATAAGGAAGAAACTCATAGAGTCATGGGTTCCATCTCTGAGTCTTTCTTAGGCGTAGTTAAGAGCGTAACTGATGTGTTATTCGGCTCTGGAATCTTTGGGGAGAAGGGCTTCGGTGGGACATTGATGTTAATCGCAAAGCTGTCCTTGCTGTTCTCAGCAGGGCGCGAGTTTGTAAGTAAAAATCTGATTAATCTTGCTACAGCTCCTACCACAGCAGCAAATGCGTTATCTACGGCCTTCCAAGCAAGGTACGCTAACAAGCAGACAGACAAAAGTACCGCAAAACTTGAAGAGATCCAAAAGCAAGCGGAGAGGACTAAAGCAGCTTCTGTGGACGCCATAAAAGAGCTGTCTAGCTTGAGCATGGGACGAAACAAAATAGGTGAAAGCATTGCAAAAGACTTAGCTAACAGTCGTGTTACAGCTAACCAAGTAGTCCATCCTACAGGCTTTTCAAACAATTTCAATACAAACCAAGCTCGCTTTAATGGTGCTTCGCCACAAGACATTCTACACTTCCAGAGGCTAGCAGAGGCTGCTAGGATTGCAACTGCTGATTTTAACAAGCTTGAGACAACTCAAAAAGCACAAATCAAAGCATTGTCGGAAAGTACTGCAAAGCTTAAAGGTTATTCAGATGAACTGAGCAAACGAGTTAGTAATGGAGCTGCTGAGCTTAAGACGAATACCATAAATGCCGCAGCAGGTATTGGCGGTATCTTCGGCTCCCTAGCTGGTTGGAATATTGGAAATAATATCGCGAAAGGTATGACAAACAGCACCGAGTGGGAGCGTGTAGCTGTTATCATGGCCTCAGCGATGCTCGGGCAAACTGTAGTAGCTGGCTTCTTATCGATGTTTACAGCTGGCTTGTTAGGTGTCGCGGGCGCGTTTGCAACTGCATTCACTGGCCTTCTACTTTCACAGTTGACATTAGCTTTTGGACCGCTGATGGCAACTGCCGGAGTCACCTTGTCGTTACCTATCGTAGCAGCTGTTGTTGGTATTGCTGCAGCGTTTACAGTGTGGGCCAAGTTCGATTGGTTTGCAGAGCAGTTCACTAAATGGTCTAATCTTGGGAAAACTTGGGCGGCTGACTTCTTAGGTATTCCTAAAGACCGTGTTACTAAGTTCAAGGATAAAGATGACGCTGAAGTGTGGGCCAATAATAACACAGAGCGCCTAAACAAAACTGATAAACGCGACCCTAACTACGCAGCATATAAAGATAGCGAAACGCTGGCCAGATTACAGCTGTTAGAGAAAAATGCTATTAATAATGCAGCAAAGCAAGAAGATCGTAACAAGATTGGACTTCCGTTCTTCGTAGGTGGTACGTTACAGCTTGATACCGGCGATGTAAGCGACTTCAACAAAGAGCGTAAAAAGCTAGAAGATTCTTACAAAGGCGATAAGAAGAGCGGCGCTTTTATCAATACGACAGAAGCGCTCGACAAGGCTGCTATTGCTCTTCAGAAAGCGGCAGAGGATTCTGAGAAACAAGCTGGGACAATCCCAAGCGCTATCTCATCCTTTTTCAAGGCTATTGGTGCCAGAGCCTCGAAGCAATCCGAAGCAAATGCAGTTAGTCAAAATGGCTTATTTGCGTACGCCACCGGTGGACACATAACGGGTCGGGGTTCAGGTACTTCTGATCAGATTCCTGCAATGCTGTCCAATGGCGAATTTGTAATTAATGCAGAAGCTACACAGAAGAATCGGGGACTCCTTGAGAAGATCAACAGTAATAAAGCAGTAAGGCACTTTGCTGAGGGTGGCTACATTACTGACCGTATGGCGAAAGAGTATCCTGAAAAGAAGCCATTCAGAGATGAGGACGGCGAGCATTCTTTTTACTATCGGAAAATTCCGCATGGTCTTAGCAAAGACGGAATCTCTGCACTATACGCAGACATAGACGCGCGCGCTATTAAAGAGAAAATGCCTATCGGCAAGCGTGCAAATGGACGCTGGATGAATGTGTCTGGCTCTAATGGGTACGCAGACATCGTCCCCGGTTATGCAGAAATAGCTGCGGAGCTTAACGGCTTTTGGGCCAACAGCTGGCTGGTTAAGAAGACTGTACTCGGAAAGCTTGACGAATACATCCCACGCTTCAGTAACGCAGGTACACATGTAACGCTTAAAGATATCGAAGAGGGAAGGCCTGACGAGCAAACGGCAGACAATAAGAAGCCTATTAAGCGTGCTAGCGGCGGTATCGTCGGTGTCGGTGCAGGTCGTGGTCTGATAAATCCAATAAGAACTGACAGCAATTTGTTGCGAATCCCTGAAATAGAACAGCAAATACAGGAAGAGATTAGTACACTGTCGTCGAAAGCCTCGGCTAAAAACATATGGAGCAGTAAGGGTCTTCGCAAGAAATTGCTTGAATCTGCTGATAACGCGTTCTTTAGCTCAGAATCTGGAGAAGTATATTTGCCCAGGCTAAGCGCGTTGTCGCAGGAGTACATACCACGTGGGTACGCGCTGTCATTGCACGAACTAGGACATGCTAATCAGTTTATTAGTGATGCCGGGAGCGGCGATTTTAAAAGCGAATTGCTAAAAGATAGCGAAAAGTATTCTAAAGGTACTATAGTAGAGGAGGCTAAGGCTAGTTTTTGGGCATTATCAAACAACAAGTATCCAGACTGGGATGCAACCATCAGAGCTACTCTGGCATCAGCGCTCCGCTCGTACCACCAAGCATCAATACTGAAAAACAAGCCTGAGAAGTTACCTGAAAGGATTAGAAACTTCCTAAAAACAGCTAATCCCAAGGAATCGAGTGTGCTGTATAGGGATCTTGAAATAGGCACACCCGTAGACCCAAAAGACCCAATATCAGTAATGGCTGACAGCTCGCAAAGCAATGCTGCAGGTATGCTAGAGGCCGCTTATGAAGCATTTGCTAAACTCGGAATACCTAGGAAGAATGTAGATACGTGGTTAGGTTTCCCAAAACCGTTATTGAAAGCCTCTGGTGGTCATATTCGTGGAAAAGGTACAGGAACCTCAGATGAAATCCCTGCTATGCTATCTAATGGCGAGTTCGTAATAAATGCTGCAGCTACGAGTAAGAATCGAGACCTCCTTGAGAAAATCAACAGTAATAAAACTGTAAGTGACGCTGGCAGCTTTGATGTATCACAACTGCCCTTAGACTGGAAGGCGAACTCGACAGATTACTTTGCAGGTAAGATGTCAGAACACACAGGGTTACCAAAACGGCCTGTTATTCGTAATTTCATTGCATACATGCGGGCGAATGGCGGATACGCAGCATCATTGCGCAAGCTTAAAAATGCTGCAATTGGACCTAATCCTACTAAAGAAGCTGACGATGCCTTTGAAGCTGCGAAGTCTAAACTGATTCAGGAAGAGATAAGCGCGATTGTATCGCGCATGGCATTATCGGCAGCGCTGTTCTTTTCTGGAAACCCACTGACCAAAGGTGCAGGTACATTATTATCGCTTGACGCGCTAGCATCCATGCTGCAAGGTGTCTCCAGAGGCGCACGACTTAACGGAGCATACAGTGATCTTCCGCAGCACACCCAAGGTATTATTGGTGTACTGGAAAGGATACCTGCAGGAGCTTCCGTAGAGCCTGTAATGAATCAGGTACTAAGTGTTAGGGATAGCTTTAAGATACCTAACCCATTCGACGATTATCCGCTAAAGAAAGCCTTTGGTGGCCATATTCGTGGAAAAGGTACTGGCACATCTGATGAAATCCCAGCTATGTTATCTAATGGTGAATTCGTAATAAATGCTGCAGCTACGGGTAAGAATCGAGACCTCCTTGAGAAAATCAACAGTAATAAAACTGTAAGGCACTTTGCCACGGGTGGTTACGTATCTACAGCGATAAATAAGGATGCATCAATCCCAGCTGAGTATACCGACGTCTTTAGTAAGCTTGTACTAGCAATCAGGGGTATTGAGAATGCGTCTGGTGACCCGAATGCAGTGAGCCATAAAGGCGCTGCAGGAGCTATGCAGATAACTCGAGACACCTTTAATACCTATAAGAAAGCTGGAGAAGTATTTGAGAATGAATCCGACAGAGTCTCTGCCGCAATGCGTAAGCTTACAGACGATTTTGTAGCTCTCGGCTATGATGTGAAGCTGACAGCTGCTGCGTATCACGCAGGTCGTGGCGTCATCCAACGAGACATGACTATAAATCCTAAATCTAATGACAAGGATGCTGCCGGGAAGAATGGCATGTTTACCACAGAATACGCTGATAGAATTGCTACGCGCGTTAACTCAACCGGGGTCCTCAGTCCGTGGCGGGGTCGAACAAACCAGGTGGCTACAAAGAATGTACATGATAATTGGAACGATCTACCATTCGGCAGCGGCGAGCACCTCAAGAAGATAGATTTCAAGTCTATCCCTGGAGGGGATTACTTAGAGCGCATGCTAGATTGGTTTGCAGAAATGCTTAGGGATAAGTCCAAGACAATCTCAAAAGAGCTGGATCCGCTAGGTCCTTCTTTCAAAGCTGCTGTAGCTAAAATAAACGGAATGCAATCTCCGCTAAACAAGCGATACACAGAAGCTACTATGAGAGGACTAACAGCTGAGGAGCTTACAGAGCTTCGTAGGGCAGTTCGCGCAATCGAAGCCCCAAGATCACCCGCTAATGAGTTTGAAGAGAAAACTGATTCTGATGAATTAAAAGCAGCCCAGGCAACCATCACGAGATTGGTTAATAAAGGTTCCTCTTCTTCGCTTGAAGAGTCTATGCGTGGAAAATCAGACATCGAAGGTCTTTCATTACTTAACGATGAACTCCGTAAAGGCAAGCAGGACACATTAACGCTTTCAGAGTATGCTAAGCTGCCTTCAGCGGATATGTCTCGACTGATAAGCGTGATTGATGAAGCCAATAAGTTCGAAGCTTCGCGTAAAGAGTTAGGCGATTTCGATCGTTTAAAGGCTGACAAGATAGCAGCTGAGAACTGGCAGCATGCTAGGGACGTCATAGAGCGAGCGAGGACAGCGCCCGGTGGTACAAATGCACCTAAGTATACAGTCAATGCAGGGAAATATGCCACAGCATTTGTCACACAGTTTGAGTCTGATTTTGCAGGAGGATTCTCACAGGCACTCAAAGGTCAGATTAAGGTTGGAGCATTCGGCAAGATGCTGCTTGATAAATTCACAGCGGGTATTGTGGATGGTTTTGCTAAAGGCTTCACAGACACTCTATTTAAAGGTCTAGATATACAAGGCTTTCTGACCAAGTGGATGACAAAGGCGTTTACTCAAGGAGAGGACAGTGGCGGTGCTACAGCGTCGGCAGCAAATACGCAGTATAATAAGCTGTTTCCAGAGCCAACAAATTGGAACGATAGGCGTAATCCTGTCGGACCTGCTGACGTTCTTGGGTTCGGGCCAGGCAAGACAGGTCCAGATGGCGCATTACCAGATCTGAAGGTTGACGTAAAACCGTTAGACGCTGTGATG